TCTAATTTTACCTTTAGAATCTTTTTTATATAATATTTTTTTCATATAAAATAAATTAATAGCATACAGAGTTATTAATAACCCTGTATGCGTATAATTGTTAATATAATAATTCTATTTTTGAATTTTTTGAAGTATATGATTTTATAAAATATTCTTCTAAAAGTGAAGACATATCTCTTTCAAAATTATCTTTCTTTAATTCAAAATTAAATTTACAAAAATCAGAATTTTGTGTTTCTTTTATAATATTATCAACGAAATTTGTATAAATATAAGTTAATTTATGAGATTTATAAAAATGATGATAACAAGATAAAGTCAAGTATTTAAACAAACTATTATTTAAATGTGATAATATAGAATATAAATAGAATCTATTATCAAAATTCCACTTAATATTATAAATCATATTTAATAATAGATTTCTAGAAGGATTATTATATGCATTTTTCATATATATATCTTTAGTATATAATATTAAAGTATCTAATAATTCAGGAGATATTTCTATTTTAGCAGTATAATTATATAATGCTTGTGGAGTTACTTTTAATATATTACCTGGTAAATCATCATAAGTATTTACAGAATTAATTAGTACATATTCAGCATCTTTAATATTTCTTTTAATTTTTATTCCAGAATTTCTAATTCTTTCATTAAGGAATCCTTTATTTACAAGATAAATAGAATTTATCTTGTCAGGTATTATATCAGAATCAATCGTTAAGTTTTTCATAATGTAATTCTATATTGGAAATATCAATATTATTTTTAGTATAATTTTTATCTAATAATTCATATATTGAATTTCTTATACTATCATACAATCTTTCAATAATAATGTTATTTTTAATATTAGTAAATATAAAATCATTTTTAAAGAGATCTGGTACATAAGAACATTTATAATGTATTAATAGATATTTACTAATATTATCTCCAAATTCATTAATTAGATATTTATTATTATAATATAATTCTAAAATATATTCAGAATTTTTTTCTAAATTACTATTTACTAACATATTATAAATAAGTTCTCTATTATTAATATCAGTAGAATTAACTAATGCTTTTATATCATTATAATTATTTTCATCTATTAAAAAACCATTATTTACAGATTTATTAAAATATCCTGAATCTACAAAAACAACCTCTTGTTTCTTATTTATTAATTCTAATATAATTTCTAATGTTTTAATCTTATCATAAGTACATCTTCTTATAGAATATACTACTTCATAATTCTCTGAATATTCTTTTTCTAAAGAATTAGTTTGAGGATTAAAATATAAAGGATATTCGCCTATTTCTACAGGTTCATATATTAAATATTGAATATTATCATGTTTTTTTACCCTATTTAGTGTATCTTTAATATCCAAAACACTTCTATTTATTTTTACATTTTTTGTAAAATATATATTAGAATTATCTGGGATTACATTATAAGATTTATTATATATTTTTGTTAGCTCATCCTTAAATGATGAGCTAACGTAATTGGAATATCCTATTTGATATATCATATTATTTTGTTATATAGTTAATAATTCTAACATCAGAACCCAATATTTGAGTGAATAAAGAAGAATAATTTATACAATTTTTAACCATAATGAATTTTTGGTCTGATGTAAAACTATCTGATAGTATTAATTCACCTAATTGCTTGATGTTATCTTTTTTAAACTCTTTATTATGCACTTTAACATAATTAAATATTCTTGTGCATAAAATAGCTGATACTGCTGTTTTATGATTTTCTTTTTTATAAGAACCTGCACAATCTAATAAACTTTCATTAGCTTTTTCAAGACTATAATTAAAAATCAAATCTTCAATAAGAGGTAATTTGTCTAACTTCTTGTTAATAAAATTAACAAGTAAAGATGTTACATCTTTACCTATAGATAAATCTCCAATTTGTATAACTTTAGTTAAATTCTTTTCCCAATCCTTAATTGTACTAATAATAGCAAAGAATTTATCTAGCATTCTTGGTTGTACAACATTAGAATTTGAAACACCATCTTTTTTCTTATTTTCAAATTTTTCAGGAATACTTAATACAAAATTAATAATTCTTTGGTCAAATTTAAGCTTTTCAGCTCTTTCAGCCCAATCTTTATAATCCCATACCATTCTTGCTTTAAGCATTCTTGATGTCTGAGCTGCATCAAAAGATTGAACATTGTATTCACCATCATCAGGATTTTCAGATAATATAATCTGTATTTTTTTATCTTTTAAATTCCAACCTATCATACTTTGTTCATTTATTAACTCCATACATGCTTGAGAAAATAACTGATTACTTCTTGAATAATCATCCAATAATAAAATAGAATTTTCTTGTAAAGAATTTACCCAATCTGGAGGACAAGGTTTTGTCCTTATTTCAGAACTATAAGTATATCCTGAATTAATCATTTCAGGAATCATATTTTCAGTTACCCATACTTCAGAATTTTCTTTCTTTAGTTTAAACTCTTTAGCATAATATCCTATTAATTCTGATGGTTCTGTTAATTGAGCTAAATTTAATTTATACAATGGTCTATTTAACTCATTTACTGTTTCTCTTATAACTGTTGTTTTACCTATCCCTGGTTCTCCTTCTATACTCAGAGATATTGGAATTTCACCTTTTTCTATAAGAATATCATTAGCATTAATAATATCCTTAATTAATTCCTTAATTTCATTTGGTGAATAATTACTATAATTCATAGTTTATTTATATTTGTGTATTTATATTTGTTATTTGATATATTATCAACTATTTGAGCATAAAAATTCATTTTTTTAGTATTTACTATAAAATCAATATTTTTGAAAACTCTAAAATACTCATTAGAAATATCTAATTCTTTTAAATCTTCAAAACTATATTCAATATCTTTGAACATAAATCTATATGTTTTATGAATATCTTTATCTTTTATAGTATTTATTTTATTTAAATTTTCAGTAAATAGTTTTGTATCAGAATATATTTCATTAGATAGTGTTACATTAGATTTATTTTTATGTATTATTTTTACTTTGAAATTATTTTCAAAGACTTCTGAGATTGGAATTAATTTACTTATTGATCTTAGATATCTTATATTAATTTTATTATTGAGCACATAAGCTTTTATAAATTTTTTATGTACTCCATTATTTATATGATCTACAATTATATTATTTATATTCATTGTTAATTTTTATTTATTTTTAAATATCTAGCATGATTTTTTATACTATCTATAACACCAGAACTTGTTATAATCCATAATAAATTTTTATTACATACAGGTGGTACTTCAGCATGACCATCAGTAAATATTAAACAAGTACTATATGCAGAAGAATTATAAAAATCAATAGCTGCTGTAAAACTAGTACCTCCACAAGCAGTTCTTGTAAAATTATTGCTTCCTGCTTTATATTTAGTAGGTTGATATACTACAGTATCAAATGCTCTTATTTCTATATCATTTATTTTACTAAGATGTGCTATTTCATTAAGTACTTCATATAATTCATCCTCTTGTACGCTTCCTGATTGATCAATTAGTACTAAAATTTTATTTTTAGGTGTTAATATTATTTTATTAGCTCCTTCAAATCTTTGATTCTCTCTTATTTTAGAACTTTTTATTGTATATTTGTTGGAATTTCCAACAAAATTCCTAATATATTTCTTATAATTATATACAGGTTTTGGTTTCTTAAATCCTGAGATTATACTACTTATTTCATGAGGAATATTACCTTGATTCTTTTGTATTTCTTTTGCTAATTCTTCTATAGTATTTTCTATTTGTGTTCTTATACTATTTACTTCAGATTCTGATAAAGAATCTAAATCTATAGGATTACCTTTATTATCTACTATTTCCCATATATGCTTAGACCTATTATCAATATTTAATTTTTCTTTTTCCTTATCAGGTAAAGAATCTAATAATTTATAATAATAATCTCTTCCTTTTTTGTACTCCCAGTTTAATTTAGGATACTCTTTTTTCATTTTATCTATAGTTACAACCCATTCAGGTAATAATTCCTTTGAGATATATTGGTTAACTTCAATATCACAAGCATAATTATCCATTTTTGAATTTGGATAGGACGAAGAATTTATTAAATGAAATAGTACTAAATGAAGAGCTTCATGTTTAATTACTCCATATTTAATTTCATTACTATATTTATTCCATTCTTCAGGATTTATAATTAATGAAAATTCAAAAGTGTTTGTATTTAAAGATACAGCAGCTAATGGTATTTTAGTACTTTCAATTTTTTCTATACTTGATATAAATAAACCATAAAAAGGATCTGTAACTATAAGTCTTCTAATAATAGAAGCTACATCTTCTTTTAAATTGAAATTCATTGTGTTTTATTTTTGTTATCTATAATCTCCATCTCCTTGTATAGTATTATTATTTTTTCTTTTTTCTAATTTAGAGATGTTTTTTTCAAATATCTCTTCAAAAGAAATATCTAAATCATGAGCTAATACAGCACAATACCATAATACATCACCTATTTCATAAGAAATAGCCTCTTTTTTGTCTTCTGAGAAAATACATTCATTATCTCTAATAACTTTTTTTATTTTACCAAGTACTTCTCCAGACTCATTAGCTAAACCTAATGCTGGATAAATTATTTTAAAATCTGTAGGATAATTAGCAGTATTTAATGCCTTTTCCTGATATTCATTAAATGTCATAATTTATATGTTTCTAATAAAAATTTTCTGAGTTTTGGTATTATTTTTCTATAAGTATTCTTATATATATATTCATTTATTTTTAATTCTTTAATAATGTCTTGTTTTTTATAACCTTTTAATAAAAAAGATATAAATAATTTATTTTCTTTATTTAAATCATTAGAAATGATAAATGAATTTACTATTTGAATGAATTCTTTAGCTAATATGTCATAATCTGAATTAGTACTTGAATTTATATCATATATTAATTCTATATCTAACATATTTTTATTCTTATTTTTAAAATTCTTATATAACATATTAGCTGTAATTTTTATAAATTCTTTAGGTGTTATGATTTGATTATTTAAATCATAAGATGAATTTATCCATGATAAATATGTATCTTGTAGTAAATCTTCATGATTATAATACATATTGTTACATATTTTCTTACAGTATTTACTAATATCTGTCTGAATTTTTAAAAATACCGAATTCTTATCCATAAGTTTCTTCTTTTAAGTCTATAGCGTCATATAATTCTAATTCATCTGGTATTTTAACACTATTTAATATAGTTCCATCATCATGTATACTTAATTTATTCTCTAATTCTTTTTTATATAAAGGATCTTTATTAAAGATTTTTATTAATATAGCCATAGGATGATTAAAATTATTAATATTATGAAAATCTATTATTTTAAATTTATATACATTACTAAACTTAGAATATCTACTATTAATAAAATGTTGATATTCTTCTACAAAAGAATATGGAACAGTAAATATTAAAACATCATTATTATTATCTGCGTCATAATACGATATATTATTATAAAATGCATTAAGTTTAATACTATTTATATAATTATTATAATCTTTGGTATTATTTCTTTTAAATACTAGAAAAATAGAACCTCTCATATCAGGATATTTATTATCTCTAATATAGGTTCCTACAAAATATGATAATGATTTTGCTTCATCTATTATCATTGGAGTTATAAAAATATAACTCTTATTCTTTGCTAAATTGTTCATAAATTATTTTTATTTCCCCATTCCTGTATATTTCAACAGGAAATTCCCACACATCATGTTTTATATGATATTCTAACTCCTTACTTAATTCTAAATAACCTTTATGATACTCTTCTTTATAATATCCTCCATTTCTTCCAAAATTAGTAAAATCTGACATATTGTATATTATCGGAGAAGAATAGTTATTTAAATCAGCTATAATAAATGAAAAATTCATTATTTTATAATCCTTTAAACCTAAATTAAATTTAAGAACTTCTAAACCATCTTGATATAATGATTGTTGTAAATAATATTTATACATAAAAAAGCTTTTAGGAAATTCTAAAATACTTTTAGAAGTACTTTTTAAATCAAGAGCTTTAATTGTTTTTTCTTTATGATTAATATAAACAATATCATATAGTACTTTATAATTATATCCATAATTTTCAAAGAAATGCGGATATTGATAATATATTGTAACACTATCATCAGGAGTACTAGGAAAATATATATTTGTATAATCATTAGATTTTATACTTAATTTAGTACTTAAAACTTGTTTATATTCAGCGGTTGATAATATAATTTTATTACTTTTATTAATATCATAATAATCTTCAAATTCTTTAAATAATTCTTTAAATTTTTCATCAGAAGTTCTTAATTTAGGATTACTTTTTTTTAATTTTTTAAAAGCTTCTTTATGAATATGATTTATATCTTTATAACCTTTTTTGTTAAAATATAACATATTGTTGATATATGTTTCCATTTGTCCAGAAGGAAGTTTATCTGAATAAATAATATAATTTTCATCAAATTTACTATTCTCTGTTAATAAACAATCTAATGCAGAACCTAATCTAAAAGCATCAGATATAACATCTTCTTTTCTATTAAGATATAGAGATGGTGATATAGATAATGCTGATAAAGAACTATAACTAAAATTAGGACTTTTTCTGTAATGATCTATATTCATATTCATTATTTAATTTTTTTGTAATCTTTTCAATTAATTCTGAGTATAATAACATTCTAGTGTTATATTCATGTACTTTAGCATTATGTATACGTTCTTCATCAAATCCTATTATTGTACAAATACTATCTTTTAAAGAATCTATGCTATCTTCCATTATACCTCTTAAATATAATTCTTGTCCTTTTTCAAGTGAGGACATTATATTTCTAATATTTTCTCTATCTGAAGAGAAAGCATTATAACATTTATTTTTAAATTCTATATCGAATTCCATATTAAAATTTTAAAATGTTATTTTTATCTGTTATTATTTTTTTAAATAGTTTTGTTCTATCTTTTTTTGATTTTGGATAATCTTTAATCTTTTCTTTTCTGAAAAATAATTCTTGTTCTTTTAAATTTAAATTTCTGAATTTACGTATTAAATCTTGCACTGATTTAGGATGAATAGGATTAGTGTTATAATCCTTTTCTAAATAATTAGCCATATTTCTTAATATTTCTGGTAAGGATATATTAAGATTTTTATATTTTATATATCTTTTATAAAAAGATTCTACTCTTCCTAAGAATTGATTTGTTTCATTTTGAAGACATAATCTTACTCTACCTGTTGAATGGTCATGGTCTAAAGTAGGTTTATTTATCATCTCCATTGTTATAGGATCTAATTTATTTTGAGAAGATAATGAAATATTTCTATATTTAGAAATATCTTTATTTTTTAAAAGTTTACCTTTAAATTTAAATATAGAATTTCTTATTCTTATTTTATTCATATATTTATTAATAATTTTTTAGTTTTTTCCAATCCATATTTTTCTATATAGTCAGAAATATCTTTGGTTTTTGATTTTTCAGGTATGAAAAATAATTTAATATCTGAATAAATATCTTTCCATTTTTTAGAAAATTTAATTCCAGTATCGTCATTATCTAAATTAAGTATTATATTTTTAAATCTTGAATTCAATTCTTTATATTTTTTATCAGAAAACATACTTGTTTCATTCATTATTGAAATAGCATTATATCCAAGTATTTTAAATACCATAACATCTTTTAATGATTTAGTTATAATTAACATATCACCTTTATAAGGTAATTGATCATATCCTAATAACATATCTTTATTTAAATTATTTATCCATTTTTTATTTCCAAAAGGAGCATATAATTTATAATGATAATCTTTATAATAATAACTATAAGTATTAGTATAACAATATGTAGAACTTATTATTTTTTTATTTGAATCTAATAAATGATAAGAATTAATTCTATTAACATTATAAGTATTTAGTGTATCTATGTTTATATAATATTTATTATTCCAATATTGGAAATCTTTTAATGTAAAATCTCTTTTTTCTACATGAATTAAATATTTTTGAGAAACTATACTTTTATTAGGAGGTAATGCTCCTAATACTAATTGAGAATTTTCTTTATTAGTACTAAGAGCATTATAACCTAATTTAAAATCTGAGTTAATTATTCTTAAAGATTCTAAAAAAGTACAATTATATTTTTTACATATATAAGAAAATATATCATGTGTTTCTCCTGTTCCAAAATCATGATATCTACCCTTATTATTGTCAAAATACATTTTGACAGAAGGATTTTTATCATTATATAGTTCAGATTTAAACATTTTATTAATACTAAAGTTTGTACAATAATACATCCATAGTGTTAAATCAGATACTTTTCTAAGTATATTTTTAGTATTTAATTCTAAATCATCCAGATTTTCTTTAATCATTAAATCTCAAAAGTTTTCTCTGTTTCTACAGGTAGCCTTTTCATATCCCATTTGTTATTAGGATCAAAAGTCAATAATGAAGGTACTTGTTGAATATTTTCTGCAAATACTTTACCGCCTATGGTAGCTTTAAACCAATTAGATTTACCATCCTTACCTGGAATCTCTTTACCAATAAATTTAATTCTAACAGATTTGTTTAAAATCAATTTAGAAAGTGAATTTGTAAAATCAGATAATGTTTTAGCATTATTATATGCATCATTAAAGTCTGTTTCTTTTACAATTTTAGTACTAATGTGTTTTAATTGACCTAATGTTCTTTTTCTTCTATTAGATGATTCTTCATCTGAACCTGAATCATAATAAAATCTGTTACTTACTGTTTGTTCTTTACTGTTAGTAAAAATCATTTCAATAAATGATGAAATTCCTTCATTTTCGTGAAGTTCCATTTTTGAAATAAGTACTTCATGAATACCTGGTTGAATAAATGAACTTTGTGATTCAACAATTTCGCTTAAATTTTCTTTTTGCATATTAATCAATAATTATAAATTTATTTTTTTTAATTCCTTTTGTACTTGTACTTAAACCTGATTCAAGCATAGCTCTTTTAGCCTGTTCTTTTGTAATTTTGTAATACTCTGCTATTTGAGGAATAGTAAAGTTTCTTTTTTCTCTTAAAGAGATTAATTCTGTCTTTGATATATTTATCATATATATAATTTATTTAAATAAAATGTTAATTTATTATCTATCATTTCAGATAGGACTAATTCTTGATTTTTTAAATGTTCACATCTTGAACCACATACTACTTCATCATTGGTTTTAAATGTTATTATACATTGGTTATTTTTTCTATATAAATAACCTATTGAATCAGCATTAGCACATAAAATACTTTTAATTTTACCTGTTAAATCAATACTCATTGGAGATACTAATTCTCCATTATCAGAAATCATTTTATCTTTTACATGTCCTAGTAAAATGATATTAGGAGCTAAAGTTTCAATAAAATTTATAACTTTAAAGAAAGCTTCTCTAAGATAAAAATATCCTGCACCATTAGATAATGTTAATACATTAGTTCCTCTAAATGTATTTCCCATAGCTGTATTTTTATACATTTTTAGTGCTAAAGGTAATACCATTTCTTCAAGTGCTGTTACAGTATCTAATGTTATATATTGATAAGGATTACCTGCTTCTTTTATTTTTTTTCCTATTTCATATAATTCTTCAATATTATTTGCTTTAATCTTTAAAGCATCTAAATAATCTGAACCATTTTCTATATCTATAATTAAATTATTCTTTAAATTAGCAAAAAGTGTTGTTTTACCCACTTTAGGCTTTGAATACACAATTAATGTTTTAGGATTTATAGCTGAAGCTTTTATTATATCTTTTGGTAATTCCATTATAATTTAGATGGAGGTATAACATATGAGTCTTTGTTAGATGGTTCTAATTCATTCTTAATTTCATTTCTAATACTTGTTTCTTTGTTAACATAATCTCTAACATCTACATTTTCTGGAAATTCATCAAACATTCTTTTTTGAACAATAATTTCAATACCTTGCATTAAATTCTGTACTTTTTGAATAGTACCTTTACTATCCATTACATTTACTCCTTGGTAATTATATTCAAGATAATAATTACCAAAACTTTTACTAGTTATTTTCATATATTTTTTATTTTAATATAAGCTATAATCAATTTTATCACTTTTTTCTAATTCTACAAATGATCCTGCACTTGGATTAAAGTATAATCCAATTCCAATATTATCTTTACTTAATCTATTTTTAATTATTTTTAATTGAATAAAAGATTGTCCTAATTTACGAACATCATATCCCATACAAGTATTCATATCTAATTTATAAGGATTCATTAAACCAAGTACAATATCAGCATCATTATATGGATTAGTACTATCTCTGAAATCTGATTGTTGTGGACTTAAATCTGCACCTTTAAATTTTAATCTTTCTGTACTACTTAAAGATTGATTAAATTGTTGTACAAATATAAAACTATATCCAAACATATTTCTTAAAAATACTGCATATTCTGACATTTTATCTATAACTTCTTTAGTACTATATCCTCTTTCTTTATGTAAATGATATAAATGATCCATTACTACTATTCTGTATTCATCTTCTTTGGGAATATATGAACTCATTCTCTTTTTTTCTTCACCTGTAGAAGTAGTATAATTTTCATATATTATTTCTCCATTATTTGCAGCATAATTATATAATTCATTATATATTCCTGTTGGATTAGAACTTTGAAATATGAATTTTATTTCACTAAATAATTTTTCTATATCTGGTAATTCTTTTTGTATAATCCTATACTCTTCTTGAGAAAGTCTATTATTACCCAATCCTTTAATTTTTTCAGGTGATATGACAATATCATATTTATTATGTATAGTACTTGTTAACCAATTACACATTTTAGATAGTTTATCTATTTCAAAAGAATAATAAAATACTTTAATAGGTATATTCTTATTTTTAGCATCTTGAATAGCATTTAATAAAATAAAATCTAAAAATGTACTTTTACCTACTCCTGAATTACCTCCAATAAGATAATATGTTTTTTTTTGAATACCAAATATATAATTATTAATTCTATCAAATCCATTATTTAATCCAGAATATTTACCTGCTAATCCATCTTCAATTCTGTCTATTAAATTCATATATTTGTTATTCTTTCTGAAGAATTATCTTCAGGTTCATCTAATTCTAATTGAGAAAGTAAAGTACTTATACCTTCTTTTTCAATAAAATAATGAGATGATTTTAAATATTTATAATTATCAATTAAATTATTTTTAATGTATTTCTTAGTACAATTTAAAATATCTTCTTTAGAATACTGAGGATGTTTCTTTGTAAATTCTTTCATTTTTTTAATACAAGAGTTTAAATCACCTCTTGGATTTCTACCTGGTAATCTTATATTAGGAAATAATTCTCTATATTCTACAATCCATGATGTAACATCAGGAATAAATAGAGATTTACTCTTTTCTGTAAGATTATTTTGAGAATCTAAATAATCATTCATTTTTAATTCATCTATATTAACTCTTAATAGCATATCATCATAATTATTTATATATTTTTTATACAAATATACAAATTCATCAGGAGTTAAACTATTAGAAATTAATATTTCTGAATTTATATTAAAGTTCATCATCTAATTCATCATCTAATTCACTATTTGATTCATCATCTAATTCATCATTTAATAACATATAATCATCTGTAAATGAATCCTCAAAAGATTCATTAAAATCCATTGAACAATCACATATTTCTTCAACGTAATCGTTCTTATATATTCTACCTATTCCAAAACATTTTGGACAATTTCTATTAGCCATTTAAATAAAGTTTATGAATTATTTTATAATCTTCCATATCATAATATATAATATCATTTTTAGATATGATGTTATCTTTAGTACTTTTATTTTTATTTTTAAATTTTTGTTTACTTATTAAAAGTTTTTTTTTATTTTTCATAAATAAATTATTAAATAAATAAATCTAACTGTCTAGGTTTTATATTATTAAGTTCTTTGTTAACCTCATTAATATAAAATGAATAATTAATATTATAATCAGATATTTGTTTTTCTACATAATTATTAAATTCTTGTACTAAGAATCCTACATGTATTTTTTCTGTACTACCTTTAGAATAACATTTAATAAATGAATTTCCTTTTGTACTTATATAATATCTGGTGTTTTTTTGAGTAATATTTTTAGCATGTTCAGGAATTCCGTTTCTATAAACTATAGAATGTATTTCACCATGTGAATCTTTAGTGAATTTTTGTCTACCACAAAAATCATATATATTAGTATGGTTTCTTATAGTATCTTCTATAGGAATATTCCTATAAATGTAATTCTCTAATGCTATTGGAATTATTTTAAAACTATTATCTTTATGATAAGCTGGTTCTGAACCTACTAATTTATCTATTTCAAATCTACCTTTATTCTTAATTTTAGAATTTGTATCAATACATGAATAATTATTAACATCAGCTATAGATATCTTATTGTATTCATTATATTCAAGTGTAAATTTAGTTATTTTTTCCCATTCTTTACATATATTAAAATACATTTCTTTATATATTCTAGGTATTTTTATTTCTAATCCATCAGTATTTATCATATAAATTTGAGAATCTGGTATACATGATAATTTTTCAACTAACATACTCATTAATAATTGTCCATTTATTGTAATACTCATTGTATATTGAGGATCATAAAGAAAACTATTAACTTCATTACTTTTACCATAAGTAGCGTTTAATGCTAATTTTAAAGCATCTGAAAGAATATTATTTTTAAGATTTTTAGCTTTTATTCTTTTATCTAATATATTAGAATATATATCACAAAATATACTACCTAAATGTTCAGGATAAAGTTTATATTTTATACCAATATTTGGATATAGAGATGCTACATCAGCAGACATTATAACATAATCATTGTCTGATTCATAAATACCTGCTCTAGTAATACCATGAATACCACCTATACCATAATCTATTAATACATTTTTAAATAATATTGACTTTGAGATATTATTTTTAGTACCAGGATATATTATAACATCTTTAAAAAAAGAATGTATTTGCTTTAATTCAGGTGTTTCAAATTTAATATTATCAAATAATATATCTTTAACTACTATTTTATTTCTATAAGTTCTTTTAGATTTTAGAATATTTGAATCTATTCCTGTTTTTTTAATAATTTCTTTAAATATTATAGTTTCACCTATTTTAGAATCTGAATAATTTAAAGCTGGTATCTTATAAGCCTTAGATATATCAGTCCTTAATTTTATTTTATCTTTAGATAATTTATAAAATTCAAAAGTTGCTATAACATCATTTAAATTATATTTTAATATATCTGATACTTCTTCTAATGTTATATCATCCTTAGTATGTTCTAAAGGCATTTCCATAACATTAGGAAAATTCATAGATATTTGTAATGATTTTAACGAAGTTTTTCTTCCTTTATTGTTATAATGCCATATTTTATATAAATCTAATTGTGGCATTTTAAAATTTTTATAAGATATTCTAGAACTAAAATCATCATCTGATAAATTAATTATTCTTTGAGATTCTCTATATATAGCATGAATTACATCTTCCTTAGAAATAGTATTAAAATATTTATAGTTTTCAATTATAAAATGTAGTACTGGATAATCAAAGAATATATTATTAAATCCTATACCATATCTAACTGTTTCTAAATGTTGTATTAAATCATGTAATTCAAATTTATCTTTATGAAGAACATATGTTTTTATTTCTGCTGTATCTATATTAAGTCCAGTATATGTAAAACATGATTTTAATGTTTCAATATCATATATATAATAATTTTTATTCATTATATTTCAATTATTAATCCGTTAGAAGATACACCTTTATTAAATTGATTATCAGTAACTGTACTAACATTCATAAATGTTATATCATTAATTATTCTTATACCTTGATTAATTATTTTTTCATTATTATGAATATGTCCAAAAACATGATACTTTGGTTTAATAGTATTAAATATGTGATTATATAATGATTTATCCCCACAAAATTCTAATTCATTATCTATATTATAAGATAAATCTAGTATTGTTTTAGGTGGTCCATGTGTAATAAGTATATCTACATGTTCAATATGTTTCCAATATTTATCTAAATTTTCCCTTTTAACTGTAAAATACCATTCTCCAAATACTGGAGTAATAGGGGAACCATAAAATTTAATATTATTTATTTCAGTATATTCATTTTCAAGATATATTATTCCATTATCTTTTAATTTACTTGTATTGTATTTTTTTAAAGCCCATGCATCATGATTACCAGCTATAAGAATTTTATTTTTAATATTTAATTTTATAAACCAATCAGAAAATGCATCAAATTCTATTTTATTTAGAATAGGATTTTTAAAATTAGTACTATCACCAGAATGTATTACAATATCTATACCATTAGGAATAACTAATGTATTATGATTCATGTGAGTATCAGATATACACCATATTTTCATATTTATAAAATATTTTCAATTATTTTAATTACTTCATTTTTTGCTTTTAAAGAAATTGAATCTTTTTTATTTAAACAATTATAGAAAATTTTAATTTCATCAGAATCATTTAAATTTATTTCTTCTAATATAATTGTTAATATTCCTACTACTTCAAACAGTAGTATTTCTTTTTCAGTATTAGCATTATTATTTTTAATACTACATAATACTTTATTTATAAATTTATCACTCATTTGTTTGTATTTTTAATTCAGAATCTAATTCAGAACTTAATTCAGAACTTAATTCAGAAAATAATTTAGAACGTAATTTAGAACGTAATTTAGAA